CTACTGTTGAATTACTAGAAATATCTTGCATACCAGTTACTCTCTGGTTTAATTCTCTAAATTGCTTTTCTGTTTCAACTTTATTCTTATTTAATTCTCTTATTTGTCTATCTGCTTCCGCTTTATTTCTGTCCAACGTTTCTCTTGTAGTTATAAACTGTTGATTATATGCTTCTACTGTAGTTCGTACTTCTTCTCTAATAGGTGCTAGTTTATTTTCAATATCAGTATTAATATTCCCATAAACTTTTTCAGCTTCTATTTTCGCATCTTCAAAACCGTGATTGATAGCTTCATCAATTTCTCCTCTATCAATATAAAACAACTCTGAATATGCTTCTAATTCCTTTTGAACATAATCATCAAAGTTTTTATCTAAAATATCGTAAGTTCTTGAAATGGTAGAGTTAGTTTCTGAAATTTTAGAATTTAAGTTACCTATAGTTTCTCTAATAGCACTCTTATTAAGTACTCCAAACTCAATGTTTAAGTACTTATCATGTAATGCATCATACTCAATTTTACAACAGTGTACTATCTTTGTAGTTCCAATGCTTGTAAAGTTAACCATTGCTCTATCATTAATATCTACATTGTAGTCATCTTCTACAGGTTTAAAACTAAAGTTTCTTAAAGGTACATCTCTTGTATCTTCATCTGTAAATAAATTAGCATTACACCACGCTATTAATGCAGCTTCACTATTTATTTCACTACTTTGAAAGTTTAAACTTGCTTCATAAGGTCGTGCATATCTATTTACTAAAGGACTGACAAAAACAGTTCTAAAGATTAAATCATCCTTATCTTGTGCTCTACTAACACGTTGCTGTTCACGTTCATTAAACTTCTGTTCACGTGCTTGTCTTCTAGCTGCATTATTAGCTAAAATACGGTTTTCCGTATCTTGTTGTTTTTGTAAATGCTCTGCATGAATTTGCTCTCTAGTCTTTTTAGGTGCAGTTCTGCTTGCTTGATATGCTTCCTCTTGTTTTTGTCTTCTTAAAGCTCTTTCTTGTGCTTGTCTAGCTTCACGTGCTTTAATCTTCTCTTGACTTTTATTAAACAGTTCACGTCTTTTTTCTGCTCTTAAACGTTCTCTCTCTGCTTTACCTTCTTCTGTTTTATCAGGTGTATATTTACACGTTACATGTAACTTTGTAATAATTCCTTTAAAGTCTACAGTTTCTTGTAGTTCACTAACGTTTTTATTTTCGTGGAAAAGTATTTCGGTATTCTTGCTAGGACGTTTCTCTACAAATTTTACTTTGTAATTATCGTAAACTAACTCTACATTGAAAGTTTTTAAGATACCTTTTTCTCCGAAAATTAAATCAAAAAGTGGTGTGTCATCACATTCCACTACACCACTTTTATCAATATCTGTACTGAACTTAAATTCAGTATCTCCTTTTGTTCTCATTATCCTATTAAGATGTGCCACTATAGACTGTAAGCTATTATATCTTGAAAAATCATTATATGATTCTCCTGCTCTATGTGCTTCATCTATAAAAGGTATAATAATGTTTTTACAGTCAAAGAACTTGTGTTCACAATAAACATCTTTAAACCTATCTTTTGTGATTATCTCCTTAACACGATAATCTTGTTTCATTACTTTAGTACGAACTCTAATTATCTCATCAACGAAAATTTGTTCATCTAGTGGTAACTTGAAAGTCAAAGTATCTTGATAATCACTAGTTTTTATTAATTTTACTTCTGTTGCTTTAACTAAATTAGCTTCACTATTTAATCTAATTATCAATCTATATTCCTCCAGTTTACTTCTATTTCTAAACTATCTCCTTGTATAAGTTGCACTCTGTTCTCTCCTGGATTAAACAAAGTATAGTTACCTTCATATTCACTAGTAACGTTTTTCATATTACCTTGTAAATCAGTAACGTTCTGTTCTTTGTTTCTACAGTTTATGATATAACCACCTTGTGCATTTTTTAATGTGTGATTATCTCCATTTACCGAAAATATCAAAGTACCATTACCTTTTATTTTGTAGATAGGTTCTGCATATACATCTCCTGTATTATCAATAGTCTTAATCAGTCCTCTTGATACAGTAGTTGTATATTTTTTCTTATCATAAACAAACGCTTTAAAAGTGATAGGCACTGTTATTTTTGAATATCCTATACTATAGATAGTGTTTTTAATTGCACCGTCTATATAATATTCTCTATACTTACCTTTTTCTTTAGGTAGCGTTAACCTGTTACCACGTCTTAAAGCGTTTATAAATTCTCGTTTTTTAGTTTCTCTAACTACTATATCCATTGTAGTTGAGTAACCTCTGAAAGTGTTAGGTCGATACACATAGTCATCATTAAAACTAACACTTTCTGTTTTTACTAGTTTCTCACTTGCTCCTTGATAATCTTCAAAGTTTAAGATACCTAAGTTAAGTTTATAAGTATCTGTATCTAGTAGCATTGTTTCATTCTTCCAAATTATCATACTAAACCTAACCTCCTATCTATTACCTCGTGTCGTTTATAAGTAGCATTTCCGATTTTATCTCCGTCTAGGTAAACATCACTTCTTAATTCTAAGTCGTTAACTTTATTAATTAATACGTTTAATGTTTCTATAACTGATGTATTTTGAGATACACTATGTTGAATTGCATAGTTACCTGCTGTTTTGAAGTCTACCATGTTTGATAGTTTTTCAGAAAAATTGAAGTTTTTAGCAGTTTGAACTCCTTTAAGCATTGTATCTTTAATGCTAGTGTATAAAGTTCCTGCATTAGATGTTACACCTTCTGCGATACCTGGTGCTATCCAGTAACCTATTTCACGTTTGAATACACGTGATGGTGAATTAATACCTAACGCTGCTTTAGCTGCTTGCCACGCTGCACTTGCAAGACTTCTCATAGTGTTCAATAATGTGCCACTTTGACTACTTGCTCCGTTTGCCATACCTATAGTCATAGATTCTCCGACACCATTAAAACTTACACTTTGTGCTCCATTTTTACCGTGGTTAGCAGTTTGTGAAGCTGCATTCCATACTTCTCCATCTCCTGACTTAATACCTTGTCCTAATTGTTGTGATTTCTCACGTCCAACAGGTGACATATTAGTGTTCTGAACTTTACCTTTTGCACCTTCCATTATTGCACTCATAGCAGTATCAACGGCTGGTTTCCCTGCTGCGATACCATCACGTCCAGTTAACATTAATCGTTGTCCTTCAGATAATAAAGAAGCTCTGTTTACACTATCTGTAACGGCATTTAAAGTTACTTTAATAGCATTATCTACACTTGGTTTTTCGGTTAATAAACCACTAGCAAATTGATTGTTTAAAGATACTCCGTGTTTTTGCATTTGTGCTGCTAAACTTGCACCTAAAGTATCTATATCAATACCAGCATCTTTTAAACCTTGAGTAATTTTGTTTCTAGTTTCTTCAGGAAGATTATTCATAGTTGCTAGGAAGTCTTGAACATTTTTAGCTTGTGAAGCAGTTAACTCTTGCCCGTTTTGAATATTTTGTTGTATTGCTGCTAACCATTGTCCAGTTTGTTTGATTTTATGTTCATCAAACTTACTTTCTAAATCTCTATAGTGCCACGCTTTCTCTTCTGCATAACGCTTGTCTTCTTGTTCATCTAAAGTATGTTGTAATTCAACATCAAATTTTGCTGCTTCTCTATTCTCTTTAAGCCTTTGTTGGTGTTGTCTTTCAACTTCCTCCATACCTCTTTTAGCTTCTGATAGTTTAGGTATAAAATCACTTTCGATTTTATATCTATCAGAATACGCTTGAATAGCAGCTTGAGAACTCTTATTATAGTTTTCTCTATCACGAACTAAAGCATTCTGATAAACTTCATTTATCTTATCCATATTAAGCTGTAATTCGGGAGGTAACTGACTATTGATAGCAACTAAATTATCATACCACTGTTGGGTATTTTGTTTAGAATTTTCATGTATTTGTCCTATCTTGCTAATATGAGATGCAAATTGTGTTTCATAAGCACTATCACTTATAGCTTTATTAGCAGCTGCATTTCTTGAAATTTGCACTACTTGACTATAACCTTGTGACTCTGCTTGTACACGTTGGTTTAAAGAAGTAACTAACTGATTATAATTAGCACCTATATCTTGTGCTTCTTGTCTAGTTATTTCTCTATTTTCACTAGTCGCTTGATTTAAAATACTTCTGATTTTATCAAAACCACTTTGAGTATCTGCAGCAAGTTTGTTTATATTTTCAGTAAACTTATTGTTTGTTCCGAAAGTAGTTTCAAATACATCACTAGACTGTTTGATTTTATCTCCAAAGTCTTTTGCTGCTTGTCCTACTTTACTAAAGGTTTCTCCTACTTTATCTGCACTCTCTTTTGCTTGTCTTTGAGCAATTATTAGTGGGTCGAAATTATTTCTTAAATAATATAGTGCACCACCTAACACTAAAGCACCACCAGCAAATAATTTCATTTGTGGAGGTATCGCTGCGAAAGTCCTTGCAACCAAACCACCTTTACTAGCAACTTCTCCCATTTCTGCTACTGTTTTTGCAGTTCGTAAACCTGTTAGTAAGTTTTTGAACTTAATAAATGGAGAAATTAAACCACCTATCGCCCATGTTACTGGTGCTGCAGCTGCAGTAATTCCTATCAGTCCAGTAATAAAACGTTTTGTTCCATCACTTGACTCATTAAATGCTTTTAATAATTGAGTAGCTCCTTCTGCTATAGATTTAAGTGCTGGTCCCCATACTTTACCTGTTTCATAAGCTGCATTACTTAATGATGCTTTGAATTTTTCAATCGCACCACCTGCACCACTATTCAGTTGGTCTGCCATTTCTTTAGTAGCTCCAGTTGAATTTTTAATAGAGTTTGAAACATCATCTATTGAGTCTTTTGAAGCGTTTAAAATAGCTAACCAACCACTCATTGCAGTCTTACCGAAAACAGTTGCTGCAAATTGTTGTTTTTGTGCTTTTGTCATTCCATTAGTTTTTTCTCTAAGTTCAGAAATTACTTGTAAGAATGGTTTTGTATTTCCGTTTGCATCAAGCATACTAAAACCAACTTTATCTAATGCAGCTTTTGCTTCTGCTGATGGTTTAACTAGGTTGGTTAGTCCACCTCTTAAAGAAGTACCTGCAACTGATGCTTTAATACCATTACTTGCCATAATTGCTATTGCAGTTGCCGTATCTTCTATTGAATACCCTAAAGTACCTGCTATCGGAGCAACGTATTTTAACGTTTCTCCCATTTTGGTAATATCAGTTGTTGATTTAATAGATGCAGTTGTTAAAACATCTGTAAATCTAGCAGTTTCATTAGCTTTCAAACCGAAAGAAGCTAGTCCATCTGCTACTATTTCAGTTGCTTGTGCTAACTCCATACCTTCTACTTTCGCAAGGTTCATTACATTGATTACTTGTTCTTGAGCATCTTTTTGACTCCAGTTTGCTTTAATCAATTCTTCCATACCACTAGCTACTTGTTTAATACTATAAACACTTCCATCAGATGCTTTTTTAGCAGCTACTTCTATCTCTCCGAAAGATTTTGTAAATTTACTTGCTACTCCATCAGATGCAGCTGCTGCAACTCGTCTTAATGCATTGTCAGTTTCTACAAAACTATCTACAACTTTTTTCGCTCCATACGTTACAGGTAATGTATAACCAAAAGTAAAGTTTCTACCAAAGTTAGCTACTTTTTGTGCATTACTATCTAACGAACTTCCTATTGCACTAAAACTACCTCTTACACCGTCTAGCTTTCTAGCGTTTAAAATCCCTACGCTATGAATTAATTCTTTAACGTGCTTTTCACTCTCTGCTATTTTACCAGTCAGTTTAATAAACTCTGCTCTACTTTCATTAGTATTCACTTTAGAAAGTTCAGATTTAAGTAGTTTTATTTTCTCTCTAGTTTTATCTAGTTGAGTACGTGCTTCTTCTAAGTGCATACTCTTTGTTAAGCTAGTAGGTTTAATATCTAAAGCCTGTTTAAGTAGTTTGCTACTTTCTCGACTTTTCTTAATCTCATTATCTAGCTTTTCAAGTTGTGCGATTACAGGATTGAATTTAGCACCACCTAACTTATCTAGCTCTAATCTAACTTGAGTTGCATCTGCTTTCGCTTGCTCTAATTTAGATTTCAATTCTAAATAACCTTGTGGATTGACTTTAAAGTCGATTTTCTTTAAGTCTTGTGTCAGTATATGAGTTTTCTTTAATAAAGAGTCCTCTTGTGACTGTAACTCAAGAAATTTGTGAGCTAGATTACTTACGTTAGTTGTATCTAGTTTCAAAGCCTTATTTAGTCGCTCTACATTGTTTCTACTTGACTGTAACTCTTTATCCAGCTTTGCTAGTCCACTAACGCTAGCAATATTATTTAAAAGATGTTTTGTTTCTTTTAAACTAGCTTTAAAACCTTCATTTACTGAACGTAAAATTTCTAGGTCAGTAGTTAATTTTTTTGCTCCTCTAGTATCTCCCCACTCTACGTGTTTCTCAATTTGTTTTTTCAAGTTTCCGATTAGTTTATGGTTTTGTGCTACAACTCTATTCAGTTCTTGTTGTTTTTGAGTTAATAAAGCTACGTTGTGAGGGTCGAACTTTAACGCTTGTCCTATCTTTCTAAGCTCTGTTTTACTTTCTCTAGCAAGTGCATTTACTTTATTAAAAGCAGTCTTTAATTGAGATATATCTGCTTTTAAGGTTATCCGTCTACCTCTTTCTTCTAGTGCCATTTGTTCTCCTCCTTTCCTCTAAAATTCAATGTTTCTTAAAGCATATTTATCTCTTTTTGAGTTGCTTTAAGTGGATAATCGTATGAGTCATTCCCTTGTTCAATAAAACTTCCTTGAATAACACTCATAGGTATTTCCTTTAAATCTGCATAAGAATACCCCACTTGCTTACATCTAAGTAAGTAAAGTGGGGTTGTCATCTTTCGTGTGGTTACTTTTTTTCTGTTTTATCTTCTACTTTAGCTTCTGTAGTTTCCATATAGCACTCAACAATAGGTGTGTATGCTCCGATTAAATCTGACATAGTAAATTCGCTAGCAAACTCCTCTACTGTATCTTTTCTACCAATTAAAGCATGTGCTACATTTAATAAGATTTCATATCTTTGTAAAATTGATAAATCATCTGCATCTAAAGCGAAAATATCATATCCTGTTTTTTTATAAAACTTGATAGGAAAATCTCCTGTAACTTGTATTGTTTGATAAGTGTTTTTTCCGATTTTTAATTCCATTGTAATAAGCTCCTATTCTTTATTATTCTTCTACAGTAAGTGCATATACACTCTTGAACCAGTTTTTATAAACTTCTCCATCTGTTTCTTTATATGTTTTAATACGTCCGATACCTTTTTCATTTGAAAGTCCTTCATAAGAAAGTTTTAATACAGGTACGTCTACTTTATCAGTAGTAGTTTTATATTCGTATTTAGGTTTTGAGAATTTAACACGTAATAAGCAGTGTCTTTCTTCTTTTTCGTTTCCGTCTACTTCAAATAGTAAAGCAATTTCTTTTGTTTGGTCATACATAGATTCGTACTGAACTTTTTTACTATCTTCTTTAAGTCCTAATACTTCTTTTTCAAACTCTGCATCTACGTTATAAATTGATAACTCTCCTTTATAACCTGCACTTGATGTTGTTACAAAGTAAACTAGTCCTTCTGAAAAGTGTTTCTCTGAACTTTGCTCTAACTCCATTGTAAGCTCTGTAGTTCCCATTAATCGCTTAACAGCACCATGTTGTAAAGTACCGTTTTCTCCTACTGTAACGATTGAATAGTGAACATTTTTTAAATTAAACATATATTTGTTACTCATTTACTATATTCTCCTCTATTTCTTGTATTTTTTCTGTATTTTTGTCTTCTAATAAACTAAACGTTGCACGTAATAAAATAACTCCGTCTAGTGGTGTTTGTTCATATAACACTACTTTCTTCACTCCGTACAACGCTTCTCTAAATTTTTCTACTAGTTCTTCATCATTTCCATGGTGATAAAACTCTATATTAAAGTCATGCTCGTAACAATAAATATCGCTATCTGCACTAACTATTTTTTTAGTATTTCTAAAAATTATAAATGGAGCTTGAATATCCTCTGTAGTATCAAAATTGAAGTATGCTACAGGTACTCCGACTTTAGTCAAGCTCTCGTAAACCTTTGTCAAGATATTGTTCAAATAAATCTCCTGCCTTTCTTTTAGCAGCTTCAAAGTGTGGTTTTGCTGGTACTCGCTTACCTGTATATTTCCCAAATAGAAACATCTCGTGTCCATCATCTAGCAAGTGTACTAAGTGTGGCTTTGCTTTATTATGAATAGAAAAGTCTACTCCTCCTGCTAGCGTTGATTTATTTCTTACACTCCAGCCTTTTGCGTATTTTCCACTTTTGGCTGGTGAAGTTGTAAGTAATATCTTTCTAGTTTCTCTACCTGCTTTTGCTCCACTTTTTTCTGCAACCACATATACTTTTCTAGGATAATTTTCTACCCATTGTTCAAAGTTTCCTAAATCTTCAATTTCAACGCTAACTATGTTACTCATCTTTATACTCCAAATACATCAAGTATTCTCTATTTCTATTAAGTACGTTCTCAATAGAAAGTATGTTCCATGTTTTATTGTCTATCTTTACAAAACACGTTTTAGTATCTAAGTCTAGTATTTTCGGTGTAAATCTTATTCTTAATCGCAATTTACTCTTATCATTGCCGTGTCTACTTTCCCAAAACTCACTATTTCTTAAATTACTAATATATCCATACGTTTGAAATAACTCTGTTTCTTCTCGCTTTCCTCTAGCTCCAAAAGAGTTAGTTACAACCGTGTATTTAATAAAGGTAACTTTCTTATTAAACATTCCTGTTTGAATAACCATAAAGTACCTCCTATGCTATAAAGTTAGTTCTATTATTTTCTATAATGTTTTCGACTAACTTATTATGATATTTATTTCCTGTTTGATAATCTCTATTCCAGTAGAAGTCACTAACTAATACTAGTAGTGCAGTTCGTATATCGTTTTTAGTCCTTACTACACCTTCATTTAAGCCAGTGTGACTTACGATATACTCAACAGCACTCTCTAACAAAAGTTCTAATTGACCGTCCTCTGAATTATCAAGTATTCTTAAATAACTTTTTACATCTTCTAAACAAATTTCAGTCAATCTTACTTACCTACCTATTCTTTGTTTTTAAGTAATGCGAACGCTTGGTCGTCAGTGATTTTACCACCAAATTGTCCGTGGATTGATACCCCTACAGCGTGTTGAGTAGCAAATTTCTCATTTAACACTTGGATATTCATTTCTTCTGATGCTGATAGTCCATAAGCTGATAAATCTGCATATAGTACTTGTCCTGCTGGTGCATAGTCAGTAGTTGAGATTGAAGTGTTAAGCACTTGCAAACCAAAACCTCTTGTTACATCAGGAAGTACATAGTATTGTCCGTTGTTATCTTGTAATTTACGTAAGATTGTTAATGTATCTTTGTGCATTACAAATACAGCTTTAGATTGAAACGCTGATTTTAATTTAGCTTGTAAATCAATTAAATCATTGATTGTATATGTATCTTTTTTAGCTAATGTTAATGTGTTTTCAGTAGTAGCAGTAAATAAACTATCGAACTTACCAGGAGCACCTTGCACTACTGATTTCTCTAAGAATAGTCTGAATGATTCTGCAATTTTTGAAATTAAGAATGATTCAATATCGAACTTAACATTATGGATTAGTTCTTTTGAAATTTTTAATAGTCCTGAAATACGGAAAGTTGTTAATCTAATACTGTCAAATTTAGCATTACTTTCAACTGTTTCTGCGAACTCTTCATAGAATGCAACTGATAATGTAGAAGCATCAAATTTAGGGATTAAAAGTTCTCCAGTTAATGAATATTTAGTTAGTTTTGGTAAAACATCAGATTCTGCTAAGATTTTTTCGATAATTCTATCTGATAATGTTTTAGGAATAATAGCACCTGCATCTGATGCTTTAAATACATTTCCTGCTCCAGTTCCATAAGCACGTAATGAGATTGATGGATTTTTTAAGAACTCACGTAATTCTTGTGATACGTCTAATTTATCCACTTCTGTATTTACTAGTTCTCTTTCTTCTGCTTCTAATACTTTAATACGTTTATCTAAAGCACGGATTTCTTCTGTTAAAGTTTCAAATTCTGCATGTTCTTCATCTGTAATTGCTCTTGTTTTAGCAATTCCTTGTAACGCTTTTAATTTTGCGATTTTATCATTTCTTGATTCGATTAATTGTTTAAAATTCATTTTATAAGTTCCTCTCTTTTAAAAATTCGTCTATTTTGTCAATAAAAATAGAGTTGTCAACTTCTCGCTGCAACTCTTCTTGTGGTTTATCCACGGTAATATTTAAGTTTTCATAGTTTCTAATCTCAATAGGTTCATGTGCTACATCTCGCACGTTTAAACTCATTGAATTATAAGCTGGTATATGGTTATTATCTAAGATAGATACTTCATATAAATTAAGACTTTCTACAGTCCTTAAAGGTATATCGCTATACGTTTCATTGATATGTTCCTTTAAAGGTACAAAACCAAAGCTCCAACCACTTAATTCGTTGTTTCTTGCTTTCTGTACCACTTCTTCATCAGTTACTTCTGCTTCTGCATATAAACCGATACTATCTTCATATACTGTTAAATTGCTAGTAGTATTTCCTAACTCACGTTGATAGTCATGATTTAACAAAATTTTGATATTGTTGTTACGTCTAACAGCATCTCCGAAAGCACCTTCTTTTACTTTTTCGTAAAATTCAGTACCATTTTCTTTTAGTCTTTTGGAAATTCGCTCTGCTACGTTAACATATCCACTAATAATAGCTTTATTATCCAAAACTCTAACTTTCATCTACTTTACCTCCTTTCCTTTCTTATTCAACCTTTTATCGTCTTGTTTAGGACGTGTTTCCGACTCTTTATCGTCCACTTCCTCTTGAGTGTCTTCTGTTTCCTCTTGTGCAGGTTCTTCTCCTGCTGCATTGTTATTTTGATTTAAAACACTCTTACTATGATTCGGATTGAAGTCCATTACACCACTCTCACTCTTTGTATTAAGCACTTGATTTAAGTCAATAGCAGTATTTGTATTTACGTTGACTAACATGTTTGTATCGTTGTCATCATCTCGATAATACATAGCATCTGCAATATTAAACTTGTAGAAACCAAAATTAAGTCGTGGCATATTCTCTAAATCACGTACTTCATCCATACTCATAATGTTATTCTTAATTGCTAACTGATAAGCTTCAAAACGTTCTTTCAAGTTTCCTTTTAACAACTCTTTTGTATCGAAAGCAAAATAGTATTTACCCTGTTCACGCTCTGTAAGTAAATCTCTGTTTAAACTAGATTCTATATTTGCTAGTAGAGGTAGGATAGTGAAGTTGATAAAGTTAAATTTATCTTCTTCATTCGCTCCACCATTGATAATACTTACAGGTACTCCGAACATAGCAGCAATTTTATTTAATTCAGAAGTGTTTGCTTTTGCTTCATTCTCTACATCTTTTTTCTTCTCTAAAGGTTCGTACTGAATAGCACTATTCATAAAGATATATCCACTATTGTTATCACTTAACATTTTTTTAATATCATCACGGATTCTATCTAAGTCTTTAATGTTTTTCTCCATTTTGAACATTCCTTTAGGTAAGAAACCTCGTTTTGCATCCATTAGAAGTCGTTCCATTGTTTTGATAATCAGTAGAAAATGTAGTCCAGTTTCTTCTATAATCGACTTACCTTTAATACCATTTTTACTATTTCTAGTAATTCTAAGTGTTTCATAAGGTCTTAACGTCCTATCATAAGCAAGAATTGTATAAACCTTATTAAATGGGTCATGATTGTGATTAATCGCTACATTTTCCAGGTAAGCTATATCTTCAACTGTATTTCCTTTACGCTTTATGTAGAAATAACAGTGTCCTTTTAAGAAATAATCTCTAACCATTAGCTTTTTCAACTCAAAACTATTGATTGAACCATTATCTACTCTTGTATTAAGCAACTTTACCCTATTATCATTCTCTACTTCTTCTCTACCTTTATCTGTTTTCTTATATAACTTTAAGTCAGTAGATGCTATAACATCACTTACTCTTGATACACAAGCATTTACAATAGGTATTTCTAAAGCATCATCAATGGTAACTCTATCACTAGCAACTCCAAAAACTTCTTCAAATAAAGCTGGTTTTGTTTCTTTTACTTCTCTTGTGAACAGATTTCCGAAAATTCCCATATTATCCTCCTTTCCTCCGTTATTAAACCTTTTTAAGTCTTATTTAGGACTATAAAACAGCACTTATAAACGTATTTCCTAAGATTTCATTCTCTGTTAATAAATGAACAGCACTGAATGTAGACATCAACATATCTATTTTTCCAGTGCTTTTCTTTCTATTTACGTATTTATTTCTGTTATTATCTTCTACTAACCTTGCATTTTGGAAGTTTTGGATAAGTAACGGATTGTCTTCAAACTGAATTTCTTTATTCAGTATCTTTTCTTCCACTAATTTAACTGTAGGATGTAGCACGCTACTATGCTGCTTAACAGCAACCGTTAAATAACCATTTTCTTCTAGTTTTTGCACCGTGCTGGCACTATTCCATATATCGTACCCTATTGCCATTACATTGCAGTTTAATTCCTCTTCTAAGTCCATTACAAAGCTTTCTACGAAAGAATAATCTACTACTTCATCTCCACAAGCAAAGCAATTCCCTCTGCTTATATGTGAACGATAGTTAGTTCGTTCTTTCCTGCTCTTCTCTTCCATTTTTCCTGCAGGTATGAAAGCCCAACTATCTAATAAAATAGTTTCTCCATCATCATCAAGGCTTGCTACACTTACAGCTAAGTTATCGGTACTTAACGCTAAGTCAAGTCCTACATAAACATCTCTACCACTAAAATCAACCATAGGTACAATACACTCTTTGACTTTATTAATATCAATGTACTCTTCTCCACTAAGCGTTGGTAAGAAGTGGTTCATGTGTTTAGTCAGATATTCTGCTCTATCACTTTCAACACTTAATGCTTTTGTTCTCATACGTCTGATACTTTCATAGTTATCTTCTATACGTAAAGGGTTACTCATTTGTAAACCGTGTTCCGTCCAAAGATTTTCTTCATCTGCATAATAAAGTAAAGCAAATAATCGTTCATCCTTTTCTGTTCCTGCATATATCTTTTTAAGATAATCAAGTTCTTCTAGCATGATACTCTTATCTTCTGCATAAGCAGTAGTGATTTTAAACATTAGAGGGTTTGTTACGTTTAATTGTCCTGATTCCATTGCTTTGATATTGTCTTTAGTCTTAAATGCACCAACTTCATCTGCAATGAATGCAGCAGGACGGATAGCGTTATTACTATTTGCTACAGCAGTCCTTGCTTGATATGTATTTTTATTTAATGTACAGGTAATTTTTCCTGCTAGTGTAGAAGTTAACTTGAAATAAGGTTGTAAAGCTGGACTATTCTCTATTAATTGAACAATAGCCTTTTTAACCTCCCCTGATAACTCCCTATCAATACATATTGAATAGAACTCTGAATAATCTTCCTCTGTAAGCATTAAAATTAAGAAGATTAAAGCACAAGTAAATGTTTTAGCGTTCTTACGTGGTATAAATAACGTTATCTCACGATACTTAAACACTTTTTTCTTTGCTTTAAATCTCCAACCAAATACATTTGCTATGAAGAAACATTGAAACGGTGCTAGAGTTTCATTTACAGTTTGTCCTCTGATACCATCTACACCAGTTGCCATTGTCATTACTTTAAGTAAATTATCAATAGTTTCTAGTTTTTCCTCATCAAAATAATACTTACAGCTTTTATTTTTCTGTTCTTTTAGTAAATCTAAGAAACGTTGGCACTCCCATTTAACTTCATTAGTAGTAATTTCTTTTCCTGCTATTACATCTTTTGCATACTTGATAGATTTTTCTACTAACATTAATCTGAACCTTTTCCTAAAATTTCTTTTAAGTCAATTCCTGCCTTATCACTCTCTCCTAACTTATCGAAAAGTTTAGATAATTGAGAAGCAGTTGTGTTCATTGCTTTTGTAGATGCATTATAGTTAGTTATAGCAGGATGTGCCACTATTGTTGGTCTACCTTTAACGTATTCTTTTTCAATGATTACTCCATCTCCTTTGATTTCTTTAATCAGTTGCTTACAAATACCTACATGAGTTTCAAATATCTCAAATAATTCATAAAACAACATTCTATCTCCGATAGATAAATTCTCTACAGCAGAAAATAATTTCTTTCTATTCTCTCTATACTCTTTTGATGGTACAAAAAATCTACTTGTAACTTTTCTTCCCATTCCACTCTCTTTTTTTGCTTCTTTTTTTGTCTCTTTTTTTGTTCCTTTTTTCATCTGCATTCTCCTCTTGACTTTTAACTTTAAATCGCTTATAATTACTGTAGTGATAAAGTTTAGCAAACATTAGAGGTTTTCCAAAAAAGAGTGGAAAGCCTATTTTTTTTTGCCCAAATTTTCCAATAATGGTTAGCAACTCGCTGCCATTGTGAATGAATGAGCGCAGGTTGGTCTTTAGAAATTACATTAAATATACAAATATTATAGGGGGGCGTACTCCTTAAAAAATAGGGAAATAGTTTTATTTTCATATCACATAAACAAAATAAAAAAACATAACAAAGCCTGTTGGTACAGCTATGCTATGCTTTCGTCTAATCAATACAAACAATCAATTCAATCATTCATTAATCATTTAATCATTATTAATTATTATTTTATTTAATTCATTTAACATTAATATATTAATACTATATCATTAGTATATACATATCATATATACATATATCATATACTATATACATATACATATCATATCTACATACTATCTATTACATCTATACCTTACACAATACACCTAATACACTAATATATATACCTCTAGTGTATGTTGGTGTAATGGTAGTATAGGTACACATGGTGTAAGTATCACGCTATAATAGTAGTATATCGTTGTGTTCTGTAGTATCTCTATACAGTTTAATAAGTTTATGCAATTCACTTGCTTTTATCTTGTTAGAATCTGCCATTTTGTGATGTGCTATGCATAATGTTATCAAGTTGTTATTGTCTAGCTTTAAACTTGCATCATTCCTAAACTTAACTATGTGATGCACTTCTAAATAAACTGGACTAATCAAGCCTAATGATTTACAAACTAAACAACAATGGTTATCTAGCAGTTTAATCTCTTGACTTTTATTATTCCATTTCTTTGATTTTATAAATTTAATATAATCTTTATCTTTCTCATAGCGTGAGTGCTTCTCACGGTAATAACCACGTTTTGCACCGCATTTCATTTTGCTATCGTGAATCTTGTGGCAATAAGTGCAGGTTTTTAGTTTAGCCAAAATGATACCCCCGTTTTTTTACGTTTCTAAAAATGGATTACGTTTGTTATTTTCACAAAACTTCTGATACTAATATTATAGTTTCCAAAATTTCCAAAGCGTCCAAAAGTTAAAAAAGGCAAAATAAAAAAAGCGTGGCAATTTAACCACGCTTTAAATTAATCTATTTTACATGTTGCAATAACTACAGATAAAAGAATCTAAATTTTTATAATTGTCACAAACTTCTAACTTTTCATTTCTGCTATATATTTCATATTTATCTATATTCATTTCTGATTTTATAATCTTCTGTACATTTATCAAAATATTATCGCCCGTTCTATTACTTATCGATATTCTTTTGTAAAGTTTACCATTTAAATGGATGCTACAACTATAAGTTACAAATTTAATTTTAACTACATTATTTTTCATTTCTCTACACCTCTATTTTATTCTATTTCTTAAAACTATTTCTACAAACATATCTTTTTCATTTTCAAAACTATTTCTAACTAATTCTAACAACTCATTACCTTTAATATCTTTTATTTCATCAAAGTAACCTAACACATCACTACCTACTACAATATCTTTCTCATATTCATCTACAATAATATCATTTATTTCTATTTCAATAACTGACCTTACTTTAATTTTCGGACTTGAAAAACTACTAACGTATTGAGTAGGTACAAACGGTGTACCTACCACTTTTTTAATTTTAACATCAATGTTTTCAATCTCATTACTATTTAATTTTACTTGTTTTCCTCTGTTTGCATATACTAACATATTAAAATACCTCCGTTGATACTAATTGATTATTAATTAATTTATAATGTGTTCGCCCTACTAAATATGGTACTACCTTTTTAAAATCTTGATAACCGATTTTATCGCAAAATACTTCTATTACTGCATCGCTAAAATTATCGCTTGTGTAGTCCATCCCTAATTGTGCCACTTCTCCAGCTGCTTCAATTAGTGCATAGTAATTAATACTTGATGCTACATCATGTAATCTATGGTAGTAACCATAATAACCTATACCATTTTCTTTAATATCTTTTTTCATTTCTTTTATTTCTGCTTTTGTTAATCTATACATTTTAATATCCCCCTTATTTCTTAAATCTAAATTCTCTAACGCTTTTGTATTCTCTGTACGTTGGTTCTGTATATGATAATTTAACCATCATTTTGCCACCAAATTCGTAGTAATATTCAAATGTTCGGCGGTCACCTCTTAATTTTTCATTTTTTAAATGATGATATCTTTCTTCAGATATTTCTATTTCATCATATCTTTTAGTTACAATCCATTTCCCGTTAACTTTTTCATAATTCGTTTTTTTCATATATATTTTCATCTTTTTTTACCTCATATCTTGATTTAATTTATTTTTGTGGTAAAATAGAAATATGAATTTTTTGAAAAGGGTAGAATTATTCTATCTTTTATTAAATTCTTGTGTAGTGATAGTGTTGACGGTTTGGCGACTTTGTGAACACTATCGCTTTTTTTATTTCTTTTCTTACCTTGTACTTATATTATATCAAACGTTTAAACGTTTGTCAATAACTTTTTATAAATTTGTTTTGTTTTTTTCTACTTTTTTTATTTTTTCTTTTAACTCTTGTAAGTGTTCATCTTTTGCCATATCAACAAAAGATAACGCTATACTTTTATATGTGCGATATTTTTTTTTTGCCTTCGCTTCTTCGTTGGTTGCATAATATTCCCTATCTTTTGCGTTTCTTATTTTTTTTATATCGTTTATTTCTTTTTCACTCATTTTTTAAAAAGTCCTTTCATTTTTCATTTTTCTATGATATAATAATTTTAAAAGGTGGAGCGTGCGGGTACACGCCCACTTAAAGAATGAATTCTATTTTTGTCTAGTGTGTTCGGCACTAGGCTTTTTTATTTTTTCAATGATAATTAAAGTTTTTTCAACTATAATTAAAATCAAAATAATATTATTTAAAATATCACTCATTACTTTCCACCCCCTTTCTAGTCGAAAGGTAGCGAAACCCTTAAAATGTAAGTCTTAACTAACTTACATTTATATAATATCATATTTACGTTTAAACGTCAATAGAATATTTACTTTTTTTTCAAATTATTTTAAAATTATATTAGAAATATTATTGTAGCAACGTTCGCGGCTGTTATTATTTTTTTCTTCTATTATATAAGTAAAATAGCTATTTAACACTGTTTTTATTTCTAAAATCATATAAATAATTTATGGATTTTATATCCATTAAACATCTTAAATATCCTATATATTTTCACATCAAATTTAAAAAATTCGTCCGAAAATTCCTCCTATTTTCCACTCTCTGCTTGCTTGCTGCAGGAAGAAAACCTCTGTAATTTGGGGGTATATATATTAATAATAATAATGATGTTATTAATCAAATAAAGTTTATTGAGTTATCAAAGTAGTTTGATAGCTTTTTTTATTTAAAGAAAGAAGACAAAATAAAAAAGAGTTAGCTGTTAAACTAACTCTTAATCCAAAGAAGGAAATTATATGCTATGCCAACATATAAACAAAAAATTATAATAATATTAAATAAGGAGGGTTGACTATTTGTCAACTTGATACACTTCTTGCTCTATCTTACGTATTCTTGAAGTCAACTCACTCTTTATTGACTTTAAATAGTTATAGATAGTGCTTTTCCCATAGTGGACTTCATAACCTACTCTTTCAGGAGAATATCCTGCTCTATAGTGTAGAGTCCATATATCTTGCTCTAAATGTGAGCACTCGTTAAAATAGTCTTCTAAACATTGTAAGCAACGCTTTCTAAAAATGTAGTTCTTATTAGTTATCTTTCTAATAAGTTTATTCTCTGTTTCTCTACCAGTTTTGCTAGTAGTTACTCCTAGATTTTCGGTTGCATCTTCATTTTCAGTAAGCAAATACAAGTTAAGTCTATTTCTAACACGATTTTCATTTTTAAGAAGATAGTTTACCCACTTATCTTCATTTCTATTTTTATATGCCAAAATAATACCTCTCAAAAAGTATTTTTATAAAAAACCACCAAAAAAATAAATATGTTTGAAATTTCCGTGAAAAACTCGATTCTGAAAAATGAATAGGGGGGATTTTTTTCTAAGTTTAGCAAATAAAAATATAGTGCTGGGGGGTTAAAATCGTTATTACCGTAAGTCTACATGAAAAAATTCGAAAGGAGCTTAATACAGCGAAATGTATTAAATATACTATGTACCCCTCCAGCTATAGATATATTATATCATGATACATATCTAAACACCTAGAAAACGGCAGAAAAAAACACGCTATAGGGAGCTAGCGTGCTTTTGAGGTATAAAATGTACTTATATACACTGAATATACATAGTTTATCAAAAATAATATAAAGAATTTAT